AAACTGTCTTTGATTTTGTTGATCCTGAGTTTGTAAAGTTTAAAAAGTCTGCACAGAAAGAAGTCAACTATCTTGTCAAAGAGTTTGAGTGTCGTAAGTCTGCAGATTCTTATGCTCGTGCTACTACTGCTCGCACGGGTGTTCTTGATTGCACCAAACTTCACACTTACAAGTATAACGAAGATTTGTTTAAGAAAGTCACCACTCTTGCCGATGGTAAGAATCATGGTCTGGTGTTCATCCTTGACTGGTCTGGTTCGATGGGTAAGGTGATGTTAGATACGGTCAAGCAACTTTGCAATCTAGTTTGGTTTTGTAAAAAGGTTGGTATTCCTTTTGATGTTTATGCATTTACAAATGACTATCCTCTCATTTCTGTGAATGAAAATGGTAAGTGTATTACTCGTGAACTTTCATATCAAAAGAAAGATGGACTAATGCAAGTTGGTGAGTGGTTCTCTTTGATGCACATGCTGACTCATAAGACTAACTCTAAAACTCTGGAGCAACAGATGTGTCATTTGTTCCGTCTTGCATGGAGCTTTAGTCGTTATGCAATGTATAAAATTCCTGTAGGTATGGGTCTTTCCGGAACTCCATTGAATGAAACGATGATTGCACTTCATCAAATCATTCCTCAGTTCAAAAAAGAAAATAAACTTCAAAAGGTTCAGTGTGTTGTATTGACTGATGGTGAAGGATGTGCTCTCAAATATCATCGTGAGGTGCAACGTCATTGGGAAATTGAACCATTTATTGGAACGGCACACATTGGATCATATTGTTTTTTGAGAGACCGTAAAACTGGCAATACTTATAGTTTGGGTGATAATTGGTATGACATGACCGATGTTCTTTTAGAGAATCTCAAAGATAATTTTGTGGATACTAACTTCATTGGTATTCGTGTTCTCGAATCTCGTGATGCTGGTTCGTTTATTCGTCGTTACACTGGATGGAATTCTTCCCAATACGACAAGGTTCATCAGATTTGGAGAAAAGAAAAAGCATTTGCACTTAAAGAATCTGGATATCATACATATTTTGGACTTTCGGCAAATGCTCTTGCAAATGAGTCTGAGTTTGAGGTTGATGATGATGCATCTAAGGCACAGATTAAAAAGTCTTTTATGAAAAGCCTTCAAAACAAAAAAATGAATAAAAAGATTCTCAATGAATTTGTAAGTCTTGTTGCCTGATAAATATTTTTATAAAATAGGTATTAAACATGTCTAGATTTGGAGATTTATTGGGAGGAAAAAAGGCAGCACCTGCACCAGATCCTGCACCAGTAGTAGAAGAAACTATAGAAGTTACAGAATCACCCATTGTGGAGGAAGACACTACAAATTATCATGAGGTGATTGAAGAGGAATTAGTCGAAACTTTCCCATATGAAAGTGATGTTTCTCTTCATGATATGAGTAAAAAGGAATTGGAAGAGTATGGCAGAACTGTCGGTATTGAACTTGATATGAGACATTCCAGAAAAAGAATGGTTCGGGAGTTGGAAGAGTATCTGTTGTCCGATTCTTGAACTGTCCACTGGGGGTCGCAAGACCCCTTTTTTTCTTGTATAATAACTTCAGTTGAAACGAACAACCAACATCATGCCTCTCTCCACTGACTATATTCGCACCTCTCTTCAAGGACTTTATGGTGAGTCTGTGACTACTGGTGATATTCGTGCCTGGTGTGCGATGAACGGTTCCAACTATCAAACTGTCACCAACAAACTGTCTCAATATAAAGTTGGTCGTGGTAAATGGAATCTTGAAGTGACTCAGCAGAAAGTGGAAGAAATCGAACGTACTTATCAGGCACCTGCTGCACTGCCTGCAATCGAACAAAACCTTATTCCAGAAAAAGATGATACCTTCGTCAAGTTTGGTAATTTTGGTGACATTAAAAAAATTATTCAGTCCAACCTTTTTTATCCTACGTTCATTACGGGTCTTTCGGGTAATGGTAAAACGTTCTCTGTTGAGCAAGCTTGTGCCCAACTCGATCGAGAACTTATTCGTGTAAACATCACCATCGAAACTGATGAAGATGATCTGATTGGTGGTTTCCGTCTTGTCGATGGAGCAACTGTTTGGCATAATGGACCTGTCGTAGAAGCACTCCAACGAGGTGCAATCTTGCTACTCGATGAAATTGACCTTGCTTCCAACAAAATTCTATGCCTTCAATCCATCCTTGAAGGTAAGGGTGTATTCCTGAAAAAAATCGGCAAGTTTGTAAAACCTGCTGCTGGTTTCAATATTATTGCCACTGCCAATACCAAAGGTAAAGGTTCTGATGATGGACGATTCATTGGCACCAATGTGTTGAATGAAGCATTCCTTGAGCGTTTCCCTGTGACCTTTGAGCAACAGTATCCAACACCTGCAAACGAGGCAAAGATTCTGGTGAAGATTGCAGAGTCTCTTGGAGTTGATGATGACAACTTCATCTCTCGTTTGGTTGATTGGGCAGATATTATTCGTAAGACCTTCTATGATGGTGGTATTGATGAAATCATCAGCACCCGACGATTAGTGCATATCATTCGTGCTTACAGCATCTTTGACAATAAATCAAAAGCAATCGATGTCTGTACTGCCCGATTTGATGATGAAACCAAACAAGCATTCCTTGAACTCTATGACAAAGTTGATGCAGACTTCCAAATGCCCTCTGAAGATACAGTTGACGTTCAAACGTTCTCTTGATATAATAAGTTATGACTAACTCTTGGTCCATGCTTTACGATGAAATTTTGAAAATGGATGAAACTATTGATGATGGTATGCGCCCTTGGGGGCATAGTGACTATGAATTCTTGATTAATAACCCTAATATGACAGATACCATTACAGGTTCTATCGACCTGATTAATTCCAAAACACCTTGGAAGTACAATGAAGAAGAAATTCTACGAGAACTCCTTGAATATATTCGTGGAACTTACAATCAGCACTATTCTGCTGGTGATGATAAAATTCAGACACTTGATCTGATTGAGGCATGTGGTGACGGTGAAGCATTTTGCCGTAGCAATATCCTCAAGTATGCCTCTCGTTATGATAAGAAAGGTACTGCCCGACGTGACATTATGAAGATTTTGCACTATGCTGTTCTTCTAATGCATTTCAACGACAAGAATGCACAACGTGAAACCTACAACCAATGAAACTCAAAGAACGTACAATGAAACTGTCTGATAATGCCCTCGCTATCCTCAAGAACTTTGCTGGAATCAACAATTCCATTCTTGTAAAGCAGGGCAACAAACTTCGAACTATTTCTGTGGCAAAGAACATTCTTGCCGAAGCAGAAATCAAAGAAGAGTTTCCTCGTGATTTTGCCATCTATGATCTGAACCAGTTTCTGAATGGTTTGAGTCTGCACCAAGATCCTGATCTTGATTTTAATGAAGAATCTTACTTGAGTATTAAGGAAGGCAAGCGTCGTGTGAAGTATTTCTTTGCCGATCCTAACGTTATCATCGCACCTCCCGAGAAAGAGATTCAACTTCCTACACAGGATGTATGTTTCCAGATGGATAGTGTAACTCTTGAAAAACTGGTGAAAGCAGCAGCAGTTTATCAACTCCCCGATCTTTCTGCCATTGGTGAGAATGGTGTTATTAAACTGGTCGTGCGGGATAAGAAAAACGATACTTCCAACGAATATGCGATTGTAGTTGGTGAGACCGATCAAGAATTTACTTTCAACTTCAAAGTCGAAAATATCAAGATCATTCCTGGTGCTTATGACGTTGTAGTGTCTTCTAAACTTTTGTCTCAGTTTACCAATACTCAACATAATTTGAAGTATTATATTGCTCTGGAACCTGATTCTACATTTGGATGAAAACACTTACGGCAATGAGAGTTGTAGGCAGTATCACAGTTATTTCTGCCTATTTTGTTGTTTTGCATGTTAATTTGACTATCGGTGTCGTAATGAATGTTATTGCCGATAGTATTTCAATCCCATATTTTGTAAAAACAAAGTCATGGGACATTGTGGTTATGCTAGGATTCCTCTTAGCAATCAGTTTTAGCAAACTTTTATCATGAACATCTTTGTAACTGACGAGTGCCCCTACAAGTCAGCCCAAGTGCTCCCAGACAAGCACATCGTCAAAATGCCCTTAGAGACTTGTCAGATGCTCTCTATCGTGGCATCAGAGAAGTGGGGGCACGGATACGGCACTCTTCCCAAAGCAGACGGCACACCCTATGCTACGGAGAAGGGTGCCTTTCGCAATCATCCCTGCACCGTCTGGGCAAATGAATCAAAAGCAAATGCCCGTTGGTTGATTATTCATGGATTGATGCTATGTCTGGAATATACTAATAGGTATGGTAAAACACATACTTGTGAAAATACCTTGAAAGTGGCAGAAAAACTGTTTCCTTGGGCTCCTTGGTCAGACCATACACCATTCGCACGGGCAATGCCTGACGAATATAAACTTGATACAAGCATCTCAACCTTTGATGCTTATAAGATGTATATTGCATCTAAACCTTGGGTATGCGATAATTATCTTCGGTTGCCCCATCGTAAACCTGATTGG